TCGCCAACGGCATATACTGTTTGACCGGTACCGCCATTAGCCGCAGCAAGCGTTCCCGTAACACCTGTAGTTAGTGGTAAACCGGTACAGTTTGTTAGTGTGCCAGAAGATGGTGTGCCTAGAGCGCCACCATCTAGTAATACTCTACTCCATGCATTGCTACCCGAAGCATTGGTCGATCTATAATATAGACTATTTGAATAGAAGTCTGCCGCAAGTTGCATAGAATAATAATTTGAACCATTACTATGCGTTGAGGCAATCAAATGATACCAAGATGAAGTTGTTACTGGCCAACCGTTAGCTGTTGTGGCATATGATGTTTGCCAGAAACCAGAATTAATACGTGATGCAATACTTTGATTAGGAGCATCAGCACTTGACTGGGCGGCATTTAAAAATGTTGCAAAACCTGTAGTATTCTGATTTAGAGTTGGGAAGGTACAGTTTGTTAGTGTGCCAGATGATGGTGTTCCAAGGGCACCACCATTGGTGACGAATGCACCAGCAGAACCAACGGCTGTTGCAAGTGCAGTAGCAACACCTGTGCCAAGACCAGAAACACCAGATGAAATCGGAATAGATGCTGTAACACCAGATGCCGAGGTAATTCGACCATAAGCATCAACGGTGAATGATGGAATGGTTGCAGCGCCGCCATATGTGGTTGCTGTAACACCAGATGTGGCTAAATCTATGAATACTAATTCATTGCTTGATGCATCAACTGTTGTATTAGCCCAAATTCTTGATGTGCTATTACTTGATACAGAAGCAACTTTGGTATTTGACCAAGCATTAGATGAAGCGCCTACTCCTGTGACACCAATTTCAGTCAATGACCAAGAAACATCGGCGCCACCGTTAAATGTCTTACCAGTTGAACCAATAGTTAGTGTTCTAGCTGTAGTTAGAGTTGCAGCAGAACCGGTGGTGCTTTGATTGAATGTTGGCCAAGTAAATGTTCCAGTTGAGAAGTTACCGCTTGCGGGTGTGCCGAGAGCACCGCCGTTTGTTACGAATGAACCCGCAGTTCCTACAGCAACAGCAAGAGCAGTTGCAACACCGGTACCTAGACCAGACACACCGGTAGAAATAGGAATAGATGCAGTAACATTAGAAGATGAAGTTATGCGACCATAAGCATCTACTGTATATGAAGGTATAGTTGCAACACCACCGTATGTGGTTGCTGTAACACCAGATGTTGCTAGATCAATAAACACCAATTCGTTGCTTGAGGCATCGGTAGTTGTATTGGCCCAAACTCTTGAAGTGCTGTTGCTTGAAACTACGGCAACTTTAGTATTAACATATGGATAAACTGTAGAAGCAAAGTTCTGAGAGTCGAGTGACTTACCAGCAATGACCGTAGATTCGACTGTATCAAATGCGGTAACAAGTGAAATCTGCCAATCTTCTCTCCATGCAGCCGCAGTTCCACCACTAAAACCTGCTTCGACTTCTGTAATGTAAACTTTTGGATAAGCCCAAGCTGTTGATGTCTCACCAATCCAGATACAGTCCGACGTAGCGTCTTGTCCGAAACGAACATTTAGTTCTGGTCCTGACTGAGTTTCTTGTGTAACAAATGTATTATACCATCCACCAACAACACTATAGTTATAACCACCAAATTGTAATGTTGTTGATGTTCCTGTTACATAGTTGAAAATTTTTACAGTAACACGCAACATTGTGTTATTGTTATTTGCAGCGACAGGCATTTTAATTTTAATAGCACCAGTAGCAGTCGCAGCGTTGTTCGAGAATGCACCACCGCCAGGGTTAGTTATTCTAACAGTACCAGCTACACCGTCATCATACACACCACGAGTAGTCGAAACATATCCAAGAACACCAATGTTACCTGCTAGAACGACATTATTGTTTGATAGTTTGGTATTTGACCAAGCATTAGCAGATGCACCAACAGTAATGGTGTAGTTGTTGCCAGCAGCACCAACGGCTACTGTGTATGAATTTCCTGATGTTCCAACTGTATTGGACCATGTATTGGATCTTGCTCCGATTGTATTTGCCCAAGCGTTGGCAGATGTTCCGACAGTATTCGACCAAGCATTAGCAGATGCACCAACGGATAATGTATAGGAGTTGCCTGATGTACCAACTGAATTGGACCAAGCATTGGATGCCGCTCCAACTGATACTGTATAATTATTACCTGATGTACCAACTGTGTTTGCCCATCCATTGGCACCGACAGCATTGTTCCGAATAGTTATGATAGCATTAGCACCACCAAGGATCAGGTTGCTTGTTCTGATATCAGAGTTCAGAACGGCATTGACCATATTGTTTGCATACGGAACAATATCGTTTACTAATGATGGTTCTCCAGACAATCCACTGAATAGGAAATATTCTTTGGAAGCATGGTCTCTATACAATCCAGTATGAACATTAGATGTTCCGTTGCTATAGTGTCCAACAAAACCAATATCAACAATATCAGAAATGTTATTTGTTGCTAGAAAAATTAGAGAATCTTCAACAGAAAGACTATCTGTTGTGATAGTTGTTGCATTACCAGATATTATTAGATTGCCTGTAACTTGTAAGTCACCGGTAATTGTGCCACCAGATTTCTTAAAGTAGGTTGAATCTGAATATATGTTTACTGAATTGGCCCAAGCATTGCTTGATGCACCAACAGTAATGGTGTAGTTGTTACCAGCAGTACCGACAGAAATGGTATAGTTATTACCTGAGGTGCCGACTGTATTAGCCCAAGTATTTGATCTTGCGCCAATTGTGTTGGCCCATGCATTTGCGGCTGCACCAACTGCTACTGTATATGAGTTACCGGCTGCACCAACTGCTACTGTATATGAGTTACCGGCTGTACCAACAGTATTTGACCAAGCGTTTGTTACTGCTCCTACGGATACAGTATAAGCATTACCGGCTGTACCAACTGCTACTGTATATGAGTTACCTGAGGTACCAACAATGTTAGCCCAAGCATTTGAACTTGCACTGATTGTATTGGCCCAAGCATTAGCTGCCGCACCAGTTGCAATAGTATAGTTGTTGCCGGCTGCATTAACAGCAAGCATGTATGTATTACCTGACGAACCTACCGTATTAGCCCAAGCATTACTTGAAGCTCCGACTGCTACTGTATAAGCATTACCTGATGCATTAACGGCAAGCATATATGTATTACCGGATGAACCTACTGTTGTGGCGACTGATAATGCATAAGCATTTGCGGCTGCTCCAACTGCTACAGTGTATGAGTTACCTGAGGCTCCAACTGCTACTGTGTAAGCATTACCGGCTGCACCAACTGCAACAGTATAAGCATTACCTGCGGCATTAACGGCAAGCATGTAAGTATTACCTGACGAACCTACTGTATTAGCCCAAGCATTTGAACTTGCACTGATTGTATTGGCCCATGCATTTGATGATGCACCAACGGCTGTTGAATAAGCATTACCGGCTGTACCAACTGCTACAGTATAAGCATTACCGGCTGATCCGATTACAACTGAGTAAGCATTACCAGCAGCACCAACAGAAATGGTATAGTTATTACCGGCGGCCCCGACTGTATTAGCCCATGTGTTTCCTGCTGTTCCAACTGCTACAGTATAAGAGTTACCTGATGATCCAACCGATGTAGCTGTTGATAAAGCATAAGCGTTACCGGCTTGTCCGACTTGTGTAGCTGTTGATAAAGCATAAGCGTTACCGGCTTGTCCGACTTGTGTAGCTACTGATAATGCATAAGCATTGGCAGATGATCCAACTGTATTGGACCATGTATATGATCTTGCGCCGATTGTGTTAGCCCAGTTATTACCTGCAACACCAACAGCAACAGTATATGCATTACCAGCAGCACCAACGGCATCGGTGTAATTATTACCTGCAACACCAACAGCAATCGTATAGTTATTACCGGCTGCGGCAACTGTAATGACATAAGCATTAGCACCAGCACCCGTATCTGTAATTCTATTATTTGCTAATTCAAAAAGATATCCGGAGTAAGCATTAGCGCCTATTCCTGTATCATACGCCAGAACATTTGCAGCATTCGCTTTATCGAATGCAGCATTGGCATTATCATAGGCGGCCGCCACATAGAGAACATCATTTGAAAGATTAGCACGATCAAATGCTGCTTGTGTTAAAGTAAGAGTGGTGTTAGTGCTATCAAATGCTGCCGAAGCAAGATCAATAGCAGGTGTCAGATTTGCAGAGATTGTAATTGCATCTGTGAGTGCCGAACTAGTAATCTCAATATTCTGTCCTTGATTAAAGGTAAGAATATCATTTGGGATATCTGCAATTACCAGTGTGCCGGCTGCATTGATGGTTCCGAAGTTGAAACCACCTTCACCACCAGAGATAGACTGAATGTTGCCGTTAATGTCCTTATAGTAAATAAGACCATCGGCATAGTTAATAGCAATTTCACCATTAGCTAGATCAGCCGGTGAAGATCCTGGAATAGATGATTTCTTTAGAGCAATTACTGTGTTGGTCATTAAAAGTCGTCTGTCTTATCTTCCTGTTCCACAAAGGGCATTTCTATAATCTTTGTATTTATGTTCTTTTTAGACGGCTGTTTTTTGGGCTGAGGTGTTAACTTAATGAGTTGCTTATCTTTTGCTTGTAACTCATTCTTAACACTCGTTAGTTCATTGTTGGCTGTTTCTAGTTGTTGTTTCATAGATTCTACTAGAGAATTGAGTCTATCAATATCTCTATTCTTATCAACAAACTGATTTCTTAGATCATTATATTGATTAGTCAAGGTGTCCATATGACTCACCTTGTTTTTCATGGCATTGTATTCTTGTTCCCATTTTGTTGCATTTTCAGTTGCTTTTGAAAACTCTTGCTGATTTTTACTAGCATTTGTAAGTTCTTCTTTCAAAGTGGAAATGACCCCATCTTTTTCGGCGATGAGGTCACTAGCCAACTTTGCTTGCGTTTTCAACTGTAGAATAGTATTGATTTGATCATGTAATGTTGAAACTGTAATATCAACATAAGTATTCATAAACTTGTTAGCATCACTCATAATAAAGTCTCCGTGTTAGTTAGAATGTTCCCCCATCTAGCATACCAAACGCTGGAACACCAAATGCATCGGCCTGTAGAACTTGTCCTTCAGTACCGGCAGAAGTAACCTGTAGAGAACCTGCATTGTTTCCGAATAGGATACCATTAGTTGTAAATAGATTCTTTCCGGTACCACCGTATGGAACAGTGATTGTGTCTGCATTCCATGTACCAGAAGTTAGAGTACCAACACCGGTGATTCCTGAGTATGTTCCCGAAACTCTTGCAGATGCAATGATACCAGATACTAGATTTGCTGCATCAGAGAATGTCTGGAAGATTTTTGTGTTGACTGCATTGGTGTAAGCATTACCGGCTGTACCGACTGCTACAGTATAAGCATTACCAGCAGCACCAACGGCATCAGTGTAATTATTACCTGCAACACCAACGGCCTGTGCATAAGCATTGGCACTGGCTGCTACGCTGTTAACAAATGTGTTAGAAGCAATTTGGTGATATGTCGAACCATCATTAGTGAATGTCCAAACTGTCTGAGACTCGTCCCAAAGAATTGCGACATCGTTCTGATTACCACGATTAACTTCCATACCAGCATTTTCAGATGGTGAAGCACCTGCTGGAAGATCGGCATTTAGAACGAAGATGTTATCGCCAACATTCAATGTCTGAGTATTGGCATAAGTTGTAACACCTGAAATTGTTAGGTTACCAGAAACGACAACATCACCTGAAATGGTGCCGCCTGTCTTGGCATAGAATGTATCAGTTGCATATGTGTTAGCAGATGCACCAACAAATTCGGCGTAAGCATTACCTGAGGTACCAACTGTGTTAGCCCATGCATTACCAGAGGCTGCAACTGTGCCTAGCCATGCATTGGCAGCACTAGCCACCGAGTTTGCATGTTCAAAGGCAGCTATTGTGTGGTTTACCCAATAGGTACCACCGATTTCATTAACGCTTAGACCATTTGCTGTGCCGATAAAGAGTCTATCGGAAGCGTAGGAATACGCTAGTTCTGCGGCAGAGAGCGAACCACCTGGTGGGGTGGTCGTCCCTGTTGATCGTTTAATCTGAATTACTGTATTGCTCATTAGAAGGTTCCTCCGTTTACGATGGGCAATTCTCTAACTACAAATTTGTCACTCGCCTCATCATAAACAATAGTTTCGTTGTTATTCAAGCTGGTAGCATCAACATCATTCAATTGTCTCAAATTTTCTTTAAGGTTTTGTTTACCTGACAATCCTACAGATTTAATATTTGACTGTTGCTGTATGTTGATAGAAATTCTATTCTTGGGTTGTGTTCTAACAATGATTGACATTTTAGTCCTATCGAGTTATGCCATGTGTTACGAAAATCACACCCTCTATTAGTCTCGTTGTTTCGTTTTGCGCTCTAGGGTTAACAACTTTAACATCAAAGAAATAGTTACCGGGTCTTAGATTAGCGGTATTCGCTGCCGTCATTGACAGTGATAGTTCGCCATTTGATCCATCTAATACTGAGCAAGTTAGATTGGCAGAGGCGTTTACGGACAGTAAAGAGCGTCTTAACTGACTTGTTATAACATACCCAGAAGTGTTCTGTGGCATATTCGTATTGTCATCATTTAATTCAATTACTACATTGAAATCCGCACCTCTGTCTATGTAAAGTTCTGCGTATTCTGCCATTTACTTTCCTATTTATTCCTCTTATTTAGCTTTTAGCTCATCTAGCTCGGTCTTTAGTTCTTTGATTGCTTCAATTAGAAGCGGAACAATACGATCATACTTGACTGCTTTGATTCCGTCTTCTCTAGTTGCAACAACTTCTGGAAGAACTGCTTCAATCTCTTGAGCGATAACACCAATATCATGCTTGCGAACAAAGTAATCATCTTCACCACCTTGGGCTTCAATGAAGGCGTCTGTCCAATCAAACTCAACACCATTGATCTTTTCGATCTTGGCAAGAGCATTATCGATAGTCTTAACATTCTCCTTCAATGAAGCATCGGATGAATAGAATGCTGTAATATCGTTTGTTGCTCTAATCTGACCAGCAGTTCCAGAACCAGCGGTACCAACACCGATTGAGTTAAACTGTGAATTTTGAGTTGTGCTAGTAAATGTAACAGCCGATCCGTCAATACTAGTAATACCAGTTAGTGACTGTGCAGCCGAGGCTCTATTAAGAGCAATGGCGGTAGTACCAACATAAGTGGTTGCTCCTACAGCGGCAGCACCAATTTCGGCTAGTGACCATGAAACAGCAGCAGAACCATCCACGCTCTTTCCGGTTGAACCGATAGTGATTGTTCTGGCAGTTCCCCATGTAGCGGTAGTAATAGCAGCAGAACCGTTAAAGGCTGTACCGTTAATATTTCTTGCTGTTGTTAATGTAGCAGCCGATCCATCAATTGAAGTGATACCGGTTAGCGATTGTGCGGCTGATGCTCTATTGAGTGTGATGGCAGTAGTACCAACATAAGTAGTTGCTCCTACAGCGGCAGCACCAATTTCGGCCAATGACCAAGATACTGCGGCAGAACCATCAACAGACTTACCGGTCGATCCAATTGTAATGGTTCTTGCAGTACCCCATGTGGCAGTAGTAATTGCTGCCGATCCATTGAATGCAGTACCGTTAATGTTTCTAGCGGTTGTTAGTGTAGCGGCTGAACCATCAATAGATGTAATACCAGTTAGTGACTGCGCTGCCGATGCTCTATTTAATACTATTGAAGTAGTACCAACATTGACAGTAGAATCGTTAGCGGCCACACCCATTTCGCTATGTGTCCAAGTATAGTTGCCTGAACCATCAACAGATTTTGCAGTATCGCCGAGGGTGATTGTTCTAGAAGTACCCCAAGTGGTAGTGGTGATATTACCCGTACCATTGAACGCTGTACCATTGATGTTTCTAGCGGTTGTCAATGATGCAGCGGAACCATCAATAGAGGTGATGCCGGTCAATGACTGTGCTGCGGATGCTCTATTAAGTGTAATAGCGGTAGTACCAACATAAGTGGTTGCACCAACGGCTGCTGCACCAATTTCTGCTACTGTCCATGATACAGCGGCCGATCCATCGACAGACTTACCGGTCGATCCAATGGTGATTGTTCTAGCAGTACCCCATGTTGCGGTAGTAATAGCAGCAGTACCATCAAAATTAGTACCATTGATGGCTCTTGCTGTAGTTAGTTTAGCAGCCGAACCATCAATGGAGGTGATACCAGTTAGTGACTGCGCTGCTGAGGCTCTATTCAATACGATTGATGTAGTACCAACATTGACAGTGGCATCATTTGCAGCAACACCCATTTCAGATAGTGTCCAAGTATAGTTTCCTGAACCATTAACTGATTTGCCAGTATCACCAATTGTAATAGTTCTAGCAGTACCCCAATTGGCAGTGGTGATATCAGCAGAACCATTAAATGCAGTTCCGTTAATATTTCTTGCTGTTGTTAGTGTGCCTGCTGAACCAGTTGTGTTCTGATTTAGTGTCGGGAAGGTACAGTTTATTAATGTACCAGAAGATGGTGTGCCTAGCGCACCACCATTTGTAACAAACGCACCGGCTGAGCCAACTGCGGTAGCTAGTGCAGTAGCAACACCGGTACCAAGTCCAGATACACCGGTAGAGATTGGAATAGATGCTGTAATATTAGATGCTGATGTAATTCTTCCATAAGCATCTACAGTGTATGATGGTATGGTTGAAGCTCCGCCGTATGTACCGGCAGCAACACCAGATGTTGCAAGATCAACGAATACAAGTTCATTACTTGAGGCATCAACAACATTATTGGCCCAAATTCTAGTAGTGTTATTGCTTGTAACAGCAGCAATCTTAGTATTGGCCCAGTTATTAGCAGCCGCAGCGACACCAATAACACCAATTTCAGATAGTGTCCAAGAAACATCGGCAGTGCCATTGAATGTCTTGCCAGTTGAACCAACAGTTAGGGTTCTGGCAGTTGTCAATGATCCAGCGGAACCAGTTGTGTTCTGGTTTAGAGTTGGGAAGGTACAGTTTCCTAGGTTACCACTTGATGGTGTACCGAGAGCACCACCATTGGTGACGAATGCTCCGGCAGTACCTACAGAGGTAGCTAGTGCAGTTGATACACCAGTTCCTAGTCCAGATACACCAGATGAGATTGGAACAATCGATGTAACATTAGCTGATGATGTAATACGACCGTAAGCATCGACTGTAAATACTGGAGTAACAGTAGCACTACCATATGTGGTTGCTGTAACACCTGACTGAGCAAGGTCAATGAATACAAGTTCATTGCTTGATGCATCGGTGGTATTGTTAGCCCAAATTCTTGAGGTGCTATTACTTGTAACGGCACCAATCTTGGTATTAGCCCAGTTATTAGCACTGTTAGCCATTCTACCGGCTAGTGTATTGGCACTAACTGCGGTAAGCTGAATGCTTCCAGCGGCCCAAGCATTAGCACTCTCAACATGGGTATTGGTTGCAATACCATAGTTGCCTGTACCGTCATTAAGTGTCCATCTGTTTAAGGTTTCGTTCCATAGAACAGAGACAGCATTTGAAGTTAGACCACGATTAACTTCGATACCAGCATCTTCTGTAGGAATAACAGAACCGAACCAGTCAGCGTTTAGAACAATGATATTATCGCCAACCATTAGTGTTTGTGTATTGGCGTATGTTGTCTGTCCAGCGATGACAAGGTTGCCAGTTACGGTAACATCGCCACTAATTGTACCACCTGACTTGGTGTAGAAAGTTGCACCAGCATGTGAGTTAATAGAGTTAGCCCATGCATTTGATGATGCGCCAACTGATATTGCATATGCATTACCGGCTGCTCCAACTGCTACAGTGTATGAATTACCGGCTGCGTTAACAGCAAGCATATAACTATTACCAGATGATCCAACGGTGTTGGCCCAGGTATTTGATCTTGCTCCAATTGTATTAGCCCAGCCATTAGCGGCTGCAACCATAGATTCTGAAACTTGGTTCTGATTTAGAGTTAAGTTCTGAATCTGTGCGTAAATTGCTGAATTGACGGTGTTGGCCCAACCATTAGATGCTGCACCAATTGATACTGAGTAGTTATTACCGGCAGTGCCTACTGTATTAGCCCAGCTATTAGATGCTGCACCAACGGCTACTGTATAAGAATTACCAGCAGCACCAACGGCTACTGTATAAGCATTTCCTGCGGCTCCAACTGCTACAGTATAAGCATTACCTGATGCATTAACGGCAAGCATATATGTATTGCCGGATGAACCGACTGACTGAGCATAAGCATTACCTGATGTACCTACAGTGTTGGCCCATGCATTTGATCTTGCACCAATTGTGTTTGACCAAGCATTAGCAGATGATCCGACAGCAATAGCATAATTATTACCAGCTGTTCCTACAGCAATAGCATATGCATTAGCAGATGATCCTACTGCTACAGTATAAGCATTGCCGGCAGCGCCAACAGCTATAGAGTATGCATTAGCAGATGATCCTACTGCTACTGTATAAGCATTTCCAGCGGCTCCAACGGCTACTGCATAAGAATTTCCTGCGGTTCCAACTGCTACTGTATAAGCATTACCAGCGGCTCCAACGGCTACAGAGTATGCATTTCCTGATGAGCCTACTGTATTAGACCAAGCGTTTCCTGATGCTCCGACTGCTACAGTGTAAGCATTACCTGATGTACCTACAGTATTAGCCCATGTATTGGATCTTGCACCAATTGTGTTTGACCAAGCATTACCAGCAGCGCCAACAGCTACAGTATAATTGTTTCCAGCTACGCCAACTGCTACAGTATATGAGTTACCTGATGTTCCTACTGTGTTTGACCATGCATTACTTGATGCACCAACTGTATTTGACCATGCATTAGCAGAAGCACCGACAGTGTTAGACCAAGCATTGCCAGCAGCGCCGACTGCTACCGTATAAGTATTACCAGCGACACCTACAGCGACAGTGTATGAGTTACCAGCAGCACCAACGGCTACTGTGTATGAATTTCCTGATGCTCCGACTGCTACAGTATAAGCATTACCTGATGTGCCTACTGTATTGGCCCAAGTATTTGATCTTGCGCCAATGGTATTGGCCCATGCATTTGCGGATGCGCCGACAGTGTTAGACCAAGCATTACCAGATGCTCCAACAAAATTAGTATAGACATTGCCTGCAACACCCACTGTATTAGACCAGGCATTGGCTGATGATCCAACAAATACTGTATAAGCATTTCCTGCAACACCTACTGTATTAGACCATGCATTACCAGCAGCACCAACGGCTACTGTGTATGAATTTCCTGAGCTACCGACTGTATTAGCCCATGTGTTTGATCTTGCACCAATTGTATTGGCCCAAGCATTAGCAGATGCACCGACAGTATTCGACCATGCATTACCAGCAGCACCAACGGCTACTGTATATGAATTTCCTGAGCTACCGACAGTATTTGACCAAGCGTTACCCGAATCGGCTACTCTATCGATATAAACATTGGCAGAAGAAGCTAGATTGTTTGCCCATGCATTGGCACTAATAGCAACGCTGTTTACCTTAATCATGGTAGCGTTTGCTAGAGTGAATGTATTACCTACGACACGAATACCAGCAACATTAGATGATACTGTGTCGAGAACATTCTGAGAGGGGATAACATCAATGTAAATGATTTCGCCTACATTGATTGAGGCCGTGGTTCGAACAGATAAACTGTTAGAACGAGTTTGGGCTGTATTACCACTGTATGCGTAAATAATCTGATTTGTTTTGATGCGCCATTGATCAAATGTGTCAGTGAACGCTACGTTTGGTAAGTTGGCCATTTACTTTACGAGTCCCTTTAGTAATTCTTTAATTTCGTTTATGTCTTCTTTTACCGTCTTCATATCTTGCTGTAAAGTATCTACAGCCATCATTCTTTGCTTGTTTCGCTTGTATGCATTTAAAGCATCGGTATCTCTATTTATAAGTATTCCTTCAGAGACTTTATAGAGACCCGGAACTTCTGTTTTCTGTTCTTTATTTGTCATTGTCTATGCACCCGTGAAATTCTGCAACTTTGCTAAGTAGCTTCGCCCATTCTTCATCAACACCTTCGATGTTGGTTATCTGGCTAGGTGGTATAGCATACTCACCGAGAGTGATATGATGGTCGGTAATTACTATGTCAACATCAAAACCTAGAATAGCAACTGCTCGTCTAGTAACAATGTTGTTAGAGTTGATCTTAATGTTACCTGATAAATCAGCATCGCCACAAACAATTGCTGAACCATATACTTGCGAATGGTTTCTCACCTTTGCATCTTCATAAACTTCGGCATCGCCGTAAATCATTGCATTGTTACAAACTACTGCATTTCCATATACTTTAGAGTTACCTGATACTCTTGCACTGTTTGTAATAGTGGCATCGCCATATACTCTCGCCTTATCATATACTCTTGCATTACCGGAAACAACAGCATTTCCATACACTCTTGCATCTTCGCCAATGAAACAATCTTCATCAACTTTGGCAGTGTTAGCAACCCATCCTTTTCCTTTTGGGTGTCGATGGGCTGCTACTAATCCGTTGCCATCTTTGAAATCAAATAGTGTTTCATCAATATCAATTTCAATCACTTCAACTTCACTCATATTATTCTCCAATTACATTTGCAATGCGATACATCTAATGTCGGCAACTCTTGGCACGATTGCTGTATCAGTTACGCCAGGATCTAGCAGTAGTCCAATCTTAATTGAGAACTGCTTGTAGCCTTCGAATATAGCACCAGTTGATGATGTATATGCGATTGCGCCGCCTGTGCCAGTCATGTTTGCACCAGGAATCTTATACTGATATTCTTTCCAATCATTTCTGCTTGTTTCAGAAATTGTTGAGAAGTTAAATTCGCCAGTAAGTTTTTCTAGTTCAATCCAAGGTCTATCTTCAAATGAAGTAGAATCTTCACGATGCTTGAACTTTACCCATACCTTAATATCAGTTCCTCTTGGACGAAATGCTGAGAGATAAATTCTCAAATCTTCTGCGTCTTGATCATCAGCTAGTGTTACGGTTTTTGAAATATACTTATTGAGCATATTTCCGCCGTCAGGACTTGTCTCATTTGTATAGTCACTACTAATGATATTATCAGTTGCGACAGCATTTGTTCCGTCGATGTTGATAATGGGCGAAATAACATTTGATGTGGTTGTCATAGAAATATGAACATTCATTGATCTATTGACACCACGAAGTCTTTCATTTGAAATAGAAAGAACTGTTCTTTCGTTCAAATAGTTAAGCTGCTCACCAGGTGTCATTGCCTTTGTGTTTCTTGTAAAATCAGACTTTGATGTTGATTCAATCTGATAAGAAACAGATGTTCCATTAAACTTGATAACATCTGGGTCATAAGTTGCAGTAGAATAGTCAAAGTTGAGCAATTCATTGATAGTAGCATAGAATGTGGAATCACTAATGCTTCTAATTACCTGACCGACAACAAAGCCACCAGATGCACTTGAGAACTCTGCAATTGTTCCGGATTCACCTGGTAGAGTGTAAACGCTAGTTAGTGTACCGAAGGCAACCTGAATGTTCTCTAGAACTCTAGTGAACTTAGCAGTATTGGCTGAATTGAATACATTAACTGTTCCAGTTGAGAAGTTGGTGAAGCCAGTTAGTGTAACAACTTTTCCGCTAACAGATGCAACAGTACCTTGTGCAACAACGGTTGCACCGGACAACTTCTTAATGATATCGCCAGGAACAATGTTAGTTGTGCTATCTAGAACCAATCTATCAGGAATATGGAACATATCACCAAGAGCCGGTGTAAATTCTTTACTCATCGAAACAAGTCTAAGCTTATCAATTGGCTTGTTACCTAGTGTTGCGGTACCAAGTGAGTTTCTAACGAACTCCGCTCGTCTTAATCTAATGGTCATATCAACATCAGGTTCCATATCCCAGTTCATATTATTGTTTGTTGTGTAATATGTTCCTGTGTATGGACGGCTTGTTCTTCTAGCACCTGTATTAACATCAACCTCGCCTAGTTTGGCTGTCCAGATATAAGTATCTGGATCGGCTGCGTCAGAGTGAACAACGAATGCATATTGTGTATCATTGAACAAGAAAAGAGGATGATTAAAAGTTATTGTCAAGCCATTATCGATTCCGTTTGTAGAAATCGGGATCTCAATATTTTCAAAATGCTTTTCTGAACCAGGTACCTGATTTCTTGTAATGCCGCCGCCAGAGTCAATTTCTCTAACTTCAAACCAAATACCTCTTGAGGTTGAAGTTGACTTTCTTCCCACGAAGATAGTTGCGCTTGTTAAGAACATACCTTCTTCGTTGTTTGGTGTTTTTGCCAAGAATGAATAGGCAGAGCAAGAGCCCATGAAAAGCCACCATGGGAATGGAGGAGGTGGTGGTGGATCTCTTGGAACTGTTTCGGAATCAAATGTTCTTCTCTGTTCATCGACAGGCTTGGTTACATTTTGAACTGTTGGAATCTTAATAACAGTTCTTTGTTTAATCATCTTTTGTCCAGCAGCCGTAAATGTTGCTGATGCGCCAGTAGTAATAGACTCTGATGGATCATCTAGACTTACGCCTGATTCAGAAATAATAACACGGCTATCACCGATAATCATCTTTCTTTCACCAGTTCTAAACTGTCCCTGCTGTATTCTATAAGAGAAAAAGCACTTTCCATCTAGTCCAACAAAAATAGGTGTTCCTTCTGCCGGAAGATTACCTAAAGCAGCAGGAAGACTTGCTGTTACGAGGTTGTCAGTAATGTTAATGGATGAAATGAATACACCGTTAGCATCAACTGCCTGACTTAGTGCCTCACCTGGATTAACAGGACCTGATGAACCAAATCTATATGTGGTCAATGCTGTATTATACTGTGAGGCTGTTAGTGGGCGACAAGTATTAGATACAGGAATGTTATCAAAGTAAACCCAAATTCTTGCATTTGGTTTTAGATTTGATGCTTCACAGTAAATGACCTGAGGTCTGATATAAGGAACGATTTCAACGTCACGAACAGTAGCGTTCTGGACAATGAAAGAAGTCTGGTTGTTTCTTCCGTATTCGGTTCCTGTTCTATTCCAATCAATGTCAATAGCAATATTAACAGATGAATTTGTGTTATACTGATCAGCAGTTCTTCTAGCTGTAGAGTAGTCGGTGCCTTGATAGACAATACCACCACCAGCAGGGTTACGAACGGTATAAGTTCTGTTAGTTACATACCAATCATTCCATGTCGTGGAAATCTTAGTGTAAGTACCACCGAGATTTTGCTGTGTAACAAACTCTGGAGTTGTTAGAACTTCGTCGGCTAGGAATGTTGTATCGGTCCAGATATCTCTATCGGGAGTTAGTTTCAACTGTCCCAAGAATAGATATGAGGCTCTTTCGAGATTTCTTTCAGATGTTGCGACATTCTGATTTAAAAATTGCATTTCAGAGTAGTTTAGAATAACCATTCTATCTCTAGCAACAACGCCCGATGATCTAATCAAATCGAACATGAATGATTCTGAGGTATAGATTGGTCTATAGCTCTGTTCAACTGGATCTAGACACCACTGGCTTGATTTACCGTTGATGCTAAGTGTATCGTCTTTGAGTGAGTCAACAAAGATACCGTTTTTAAATCTATCAAGTCCGGCTTCGTCACGGACTGTTACGGTCGTTGCTGCCTTTTCAAGAGCATTCAATGTGGTGTAATATTCTAGATTCTCAATTCTATCTTGAAGAATACCAATATCACGCATCGTAAATCTATTGATCGCAGATGCCTTGGAGGCACATGATAAGTCTGATCTGCCCAGTCTATTACCGTAAGCTGGTGATAGTGATGGATAAGGAGGAATCTTCAATACAGATAGAGTCAACTTATCTGGATCAAACTTTGGTGTAATTGGTGTTAGTGATGGAACACCACCAACAACTGATAGTGATCCAGTCTTGTCTAGTGTAACAAGATCGATACGACCAAGATAGTTCTGAACATCAAATGTCAGAGGGTTCGATGGCATAGGAATCTTGATGCCCTGACTGACAAACTTAAATGTTGCCCAAGCAGCCTTAGGATATGTTGATATATATGCAATACCTGGATTTTCTGTTGCTGCTGATGGTAGAACCGCCGCAGTAGCAATGTTATTCTTGACAGGTCTAAAGTCTAGAACATTTCTTAGATCAATCAACTTACCGGTTGCAGTTCTGTATCTTGGAACATTCTCAGTTCTAATATTTGTCTCTGCATTGAATAGAGCATCATTGTCCTGAATAGGATAAGAATCGACAGAGAAGTAACCGCCAGTACCGGTAGCGGTATGATCAAAGTAATCCAACTCAATAAGAAGTCTATCGGTTGCTTCCATAGCTGATCTTGGTCTAATATAACCGTGATCATACATGTTATCTGTCTGTCCATTGTTGAAAATGAACGAAGATGTGACATCTGTTCCGCCAGTATTAGATGTTGGGTAAGAACCTGAGCCTTTTCTGATAGATTTAATTCTATAGATATCACTGAAACCTAGATTGATAGGACCAGTTAGATTAGGTAGAGTTGATGCATTGATCTTAACATATCTATTGGTTCTAAGAACCTTTGACATTTCACGAGCGGTAACTCTTGCTACTGGGAATGTAACAGCAGCGGCTACAGTTGATGAGAATGTTTCTTTAAGATCGATTGTCAATGATGATGGAGTTGTGGTAACTGATCTAACAGTGCCAGTATTAGCACCCTTAGTTGTTAGATCGATGATATCACCAACTAGATAAACCTTGGTTACTGTATTGCCTGCTAGTGCAGGAATACCTGGGCTGACGATCAAATCTCTGTTATTTGCAGATGCAGTTGTAACAGTATAAGTCAAACTGTTGCCAGAGAATCTAACCTTGTCACCAACATTCAATGTTAGGAAGTTTGTGCTTAGATCACCAAGAAGTCTGGTTGCACCCACAGTTCCGGTTACAGTTCCTGGAAGGCTGAGGTTTGTATTGGCTTTCAATACGAGTTTGATTTCTCTCTTATCAGCACTTGCAAGAGTTGTCGTACCATAAGGTAGAGTTTCAATACCTGATGGTATAGTAATTGACAGTAGACCAGTTGTATCAATAGCAACAGTGTTATCGATACCCTCAGTCTTTAAGAATGAGAATGATGTTGCAGATGTAGTTGGATCATCCTTATCTCTAACGCTCTTGGTTGATAGTGAACCAGTATCGTAAAGAAGATATGAATCCTGTGCTTGTAGAACAAATGAACTGCCTACAATGTCTGCCTTAGCGCCAGTGGCAGGCATATAGAACGATTGAACATTACCTGGACCATAACCAGAAACATATTGCACATCTGTTAGATAAAGATTATACTGAGCATCGTAGCCCTCTCTGCCATCAACATATTCTAGTGATAGAACTTTAGCATAACCAACTAGAGTTCCGGCAGCGGCACTAGTTGCTAATTTCTTATCAGTGATTGAGTTCTGTGCGGTATCATAAAGGTAAATAACAGCACCCTTGTTCTGCTCCCACATACCGATAACTTCATTAACCACAACATATGAACCCATGGTTGTGGTAATGATATGAGTATCGCTGGCTACATCAAGACCTTTTCTTGTTACAAGTTCCTGTGTAGTTTCATAATTGATTTCATAACCTTTGACATATGCAGTACCGGCTGATACAGAAACGGCTAGAAGCTGGTTATTACCGTTATCGTAACGACCGAAATTACTGCCTGTATTGTCATGCTCTCTAATCTGAACGGCCATACCACCTACAAGATAGTTGCCCGATTCATCAAAGGTTCTCTTTGCCATTTCATCGGCAATAATATTGTATTCTGGTCTATCGTTTCTTTCCGTTACGATACCATTTTCAATTCTAACAAGAGAAATAAAGTCCTGCTGATCAATCTGATCTGTTAGATTATATGTGTATAGAGTTGGTGAGATAGAAAATCTATCAGCACCAGGTGCGGCATAGTTTGATGATTCAAGAGCAGGATCGAGTAGTGAAGTATCTTCCTCAGAACTTACAATCTCCTCTGATAGAAGCATACCTACAATCTTTGATGGGTTTCTATTGTATCTTTCAATAATGATAGACTGCTTTGGAAACTTGATGAAATGGTTCTTAGCGAATATAACACCTTCTTCAATCTGAAATCTTGAACCGAAGCCAGTTGGACTAGAAGCAAGAGCAACGGCAGTTCCTACACTTGAATTAAGAACTTCGTTTGGCTGAAATACTTTAAGTGCTGAGTTGGTTGATGCTCTAGTGTAACGAACATAAAGAGTCTTGGTGTTAGTTGATGTTTGAACACCATCTAGAACATCAATAACAATTGCCTGAATACCAGTTGTGGCACCAGTTAGAACAACATTCTTAAAGTTATTGACATTTACTGTATTGTTTAGAGTATTAAGGTCTTTGATCTTAACATAATCGACAGCCGAACCACCAGATGCGAAGCCTTCACTTGTCTGAACTGAGAACCCACCAGGAAGAACAATAGAACCCTCACGGAACATGTGACGACCGAACCGAGTAACCTGTTCTTGAAGGATAGTCTGTAGCTGTGTTAGCTCACGAGCCTGGACGGCATAACCAGGCTTGAATAGAATGCGATAAAAATCTTTATTGAAATCATAATCATCATAGTAAGGACTTACATTGAAGTTAGTTGTCAATACAGTATTGGCTGCCATTTTGTTCTTTTCCTTTTAGAAACTTAATACGATCTTGAAGTTCTCGGTCTGGTTCGGATCTCGTTGAACTGGTTCTATATTATCTATGTATAATAGTTTACCTGAATTGGTTTCCAGTTCAGGCTGTTGTGTTACGGTGATTAGCTGACGAACAGCGGCTGATGAATAGCCTATCAATCTATCGTTTGTAGGTAGACCTTCAATACCGTATAGTCTAAGAGTATTAAAGCCATCCCAATCTGATACGATACCTCTGAATGATGAGGCTGTGAAAGACAACCCCTGATAGACAAACTCGTCCTTTTCATAGTTTACAGAAACACCAGAAACAGAAACGGTTGTTACTTGTGAGAATGTAGTATTCGTAAACGGAGTAGTTGATAGTCTTTTTGTTGGATCGGCAATAATAGCAACTTGTCTAAAGTCGTTAGCAACTGTTAGCTTGTTATTTTCAGATGCAGCGAGTTTAACAGAAATGATAAGATAAGAACCGCCTAGTTCTGTTACTGGGTCTGATCCGTGTCCACCTGGTGGAGGAATAACTGCTCTAGCAAATGCGCCCTGACCACCGCCGCCACTGATTACTACGCTTGCTCTGCTGTATCCGTATCCAGGATCATCGATAACGATTTCTGAAATATTATTAGCAGTTGTATTTCTAACAGCAAAAGCATTAGCATTGAAGCCGTCACCAATAATACGAACATTGATATTAGATGAGGTATAATTAGCACCTCGGGTAACAACTCTAATGTTACTAATAGTTCCTTCGATGGTATTAGTCTGCACTGACCACTGTGTAGAGCCGTCGGCAATTGTTAGAGTCTTAACTGGAATAAAGTTTGCGGTAGTGAACTGTGTCTGTTCTTCTGCACTAATAGAATACATATACTTCCAAACATACTTGTCGGAAGTAGTGAATGGTAGAGAAGTAGGAGTGCCAGCAGGCTTTACGGTAGAAATACCACCATAGTTGTTAGACAAACATTTATAGACATGAAAATCGTCTGTCACAACATAGAATTTATTGTTAGCGGCAGTTAGAGCCGATGAATCCCAAAAGTCTTCATACTGATTCCAGATTTCATTTGGAGTCCAGTTATATCTAGGAATACAATGTCTGATATCATTACCAGTGACTTTCTTACCACCAAGCATGTTCTTATAGATATCAACAATACTTGAAACGGAAGTGGTTGGAACAGGTGGATTAGTATCAGATGGCCATGGAGATGTTTTGCCAATTGTCATGTATAAATTGGTAACATTCTGAGCCACAGATGTTTTGAACATCTTGGCATTATGAATTTCAAGGTCTTTTGAATGTGAAGATGGCATTACTATTCTCTTATTAATTTAATTGTATTATTTAGCATCATTTGTCGGAGGGTCCCATTCCTCATCTTTTACTATCTCTAGCATTTCTTCATGAGTATAAGGACCATCGGTATTCTTTAGTTTAGATACGAAGTCTGGTTGATCGCCAATCCATTTGATAAATGTCTTTTTGAGGTCTTTAGTGTATCTTAGATGTTCAACAGATGTTTCCAGAATTTGCTCGAAATCAACTTTCTTTAATTCTGAAACAGGTAGTATCAGATAGTTTCTATCTTCCATTATACACCAAATCTTTCTCTATCAGTATTGAAGTTTCGTTTAACTTCGGCTGCCGATAGCACACGGTTATAAACTCTCATGATTGAAATTCTACCGATTAGATAGCTCCAACGATAAATGTCGTTATATGCACCAGATGCACCGACAGATACACCACTATTATTTGTAGCAATAGTTCCTGCCAGTGCTGACGAAGCAACTAGAGTATTATTGACATATAGTCTTTGTGCGCCTGAGGTATATGTTAGCGCAATGTGTGTCCATCTATTGCTTCTAATATAGTCTTCTGCATTAAAGCCTGGACGAACAGCCGCATAGCCAGGAGGTGGCACTCTAGTTGCTGTTAGTGAGGCCGCCTGTTGCCATACACCATTAATCTTAGCATTGAATACTAGATCACCCAATAGATTAAATTCTAGTGAGTATTGACTTCCGTTGGCACCCTTCTGGAAAATTACAGCATTCTGGAATGTAGAAGGAACATTGATCCAAGTTTCTAGTGTCAAATTCTGTAGATCAAGAGTTGTGCTATTTGGGAATCTAATAACATCATTTAAGCCGTCAAAGCGAATAAGACCATTAGTTACAGAAACACCATTGAGCATTTCACCTTCATAACTTGTATTAATGAGGTTAGCAATTCTACCTGCTGTAGTTGTTCCAGTATTAGCAGCCGACATATGGAATATTAGACCAGTCTTTACTAGGTCTGGGTAATGGCTGCTACTGAATACTTGTGCGCCGTTTATATTTGTTGCTTCAATATCTTCCTTTTCATACTGACCAAACATCTTCATGCCGGCAGGATGTGTTAGCGACTTAAGTGTGTTTCTATACTTTGATAGAGGCTTGTCAGTTCTAACGACATAAGAGAAGTTCTGATAATAATCTCTATTCTGTAGGTAATTCTGGGCGCTGATAAAGCCATCGTCATTAATATAACGACCTGGGTATGAATAGATACCTGTAACAACCGAAGTATTAACGACAGCGACATTACCTGTATGACCTGTTGTTAGGTCAAGAATAGGTGGAACAGTGTAACCAGTTCCTGGGTTAACAATAGTAAATCTTCTGATGATACCAATATCTTCTGTTGTGAATGTAAATGAACCACCACGGCCCAGTGTGGTCATTGGCTGAACATTAGCGCCGGTTCCTGTTGCTGACTTAATTACACAATAAGGCATCATTGTATAATCGTATCCCTCACCACCAATATAGTGACCAGAAATTTGAACCCATGCAACATTCATAATAGCGCCAGCAGCATTGACTACGCTTACTCTGGCAGCCGCACCTGATCCGAAACTATTTGCTTCGTTTCTATTGTGGAACTCGATAACATCATTGACCTGATAATTTAGACCAGGATTGAGTATCTTTAGTTTGCCGATGATGCCCATTTCTTGGACGATTGTATTTGCTTGAATGGTAAATGTAGGTGTACCGAAATAACTCTCACCAGGTTCGACAACGAAACAAAATTTAGCTGCACCGGTATTTGAATATGACCAGTAACCAACGGCATCTGCAATAACAGTTTCGCCTACTGTAGAAGCACCATCAACAGTCAAACCACCGTTAGCGACCTCTGTAGCAAAGCCATACATGTCGCATCTAACATTAGCAACATCTGAAATTCTAGTGTTACAAATATTATATTGATTGGGATGATAAATGTTTTCCCAAACGCTTTCTACTTCACCTAGAGCACCGATACCACCACCGCCAGATACAGTAATAAAATCGCCTCCTCTAGCTTCTGGACCGTCTTCTATACGACCACGATAGCCTGCACCACCATTATCTGGCAATGAACCTTCAATAAAGATTCTTTCAATACCACCGGCAGATACTCTTGAAATTCTTACTAGACCGCCAGTACCAGAACCATTTACTGGAATAATTGGAACAGTAGTACCTTCAACATAACCAGTACCACCATTAACAATATCAATATCGACAATCTGACCGCCGAAGATACGAGCAGTAGCATATTTTACTTGTCCGTCTTCTTCGAATAGTGCATAGATTGATTCGTCAGATAGAAATGGCTTATTAGAGTTTGAAATTCTTAGTTCGGTAACAAGTGTATTGTTATCATAGAATACATTAACTGCCTCGACTAGTGCAGTTGCTTTAGAAGTCAAGCCTTTAACTTCTTTATTCTGAAAATATGAATAGACCATAGAGTTGGCAACATTGTTAATAGCGCCGTTCTGGACTCTTAATGCTCTTTCAACATACCACTTACCGTCTGACGCTCTAAGAACATCTTGCTTAGGATAATAAACCTCGGCAGTTGTATTATATAAGGCTCTCATCAAGAAACGAATAGACTTTTCCGAGCCTCTTGATCTATAGAAATCCTTGGCGTGTTTCAGCACAAGGTTCTTATCAGCCAACATATTCTTGGGAAGTAGCTTGATATAATTGTTATAGAGTGTTTGAAGGATCTGATCATTATCACGAGCGTTATCGACATCCATATAACGACCGAAATTCTTCATAATGTTTGTTAGATCGGCACCGGGTGCATTAGCAACAGTTTTGTAAACGAAAAATCTTTCACCAACCAAACGCACTGGGTAACTATTACCTGTGATATTGAAGGTGTTGCTGCCTGGTACGACATTAGCTGCATAAGCACCAACATCTGTATTGGCTATTCTAATCTTGGTACCGTTAGCGATAGCAACATTTGATCTACCAACAGGAAGACTTACAACCACAGTGTTCGTATAATCTACGCCATATGGTGTTGTCGCACCAATTACGGTACTGATTGTCAGATTAGAAGTGACTGGCTTGATATAACTTGGAGTTTCTAGAAATCTATAATAGCTTCTAACAAACTCCAAGAAGATTTCGTGTTCTTCTCTGACGAACCCCGGAACCTGTTGATCAATTAATACTGATGTTCTGTTATTTGAAATAAATGGCATTATGTCTCTGCAATAACGTCGAATTGAATACTCTGTGGATTATCCACATCGATAGCTAGGATTCTATTTCTAGATGGCTTGATAATTTCCTGTGCAGGTACCGCACTGAAAGATACAACATCTGTATCATAGAATGAATTGTTGGCAACATCTACTGGTCTAATATAATTTAGCACAACCTGGCCACGGTCATAATAGATCGTTCCTGCGTTGTTATCTACAATTACCTGATCACCAGTTGATGTGGTGTAATATGTGCGAACTGTTCCTAGATTAGTCTCTAGAACTGGAACTGCCGCAGCACCTTCACCAAGACCTGTAATCTGCACCTGCGCTCTAGTATAGTTGCGACCCTTGTTGGTTACATTGATCTTGATAACCTTTTCATCTACCACAACAGCGGTAGCAGTAGCACCAACACCGTCACCGGTGATTGTGACTTTAGGAAGTTCTGTATAGCCGTCACCACCATTAATCATAGTGACAGAATTGATACCAGAGTTAGCACCTGGATCTTCTTCAAAATAAACATTTCTCTGATTTAGAGCGGTATCGATTACTTTGATCCATGGATATGAATTGAAACGATTGTATGCATCGCTTTTCATTAGAGGCATGTTATAGTTGATGATGTATCTTCTCAACTCATCAACGATCATATCAACTCTTTTCTGGACATAAACATCGATATCTGAACCTGTAATGGCAGGATCTGATCCTTCAATATACTGCTGCAACTTAGACTTACGGAAAGTTGACTTAAAGGTATTCAACTCATCGTTATTATACTTAAGAATAGCAGCCCTTACGATTTCTCTAATCTCATTAGCTGTTTTTGATGTTCTGTTAGGATCGTATGTTACTCTACCAGTCAATACAACGAATACATAATCTGGATCGACAATCTCTGGTGTAACAGTGACAACATTCTTATTTCTAACATAGTCACGCTTGATTATTTCTTTGTCCTGATCAGATAGCTTGTAATAGCCTTTGGTCTTAAATGACATAAAGACTTTGCCATATTGAATAGGAACATTATCTTCACCGCCCCAAACAGAAACGGCGTCGATATTTGGATAATTCTTAACAAGAGTTGATTCATAATCGGTTGTTGTAACAGCACGATTTTGTGCAGTATAGAAATTAGGCGCACGAATACGAATTGTTTCGATATCTTCCTTATCCACCGCACCTCTTGATGCCTGTCTAGTGGTAACTCTAACATCTTCACGATAATAACCACCAACTGGCTGAACGAACTTAAAGCCACCGATATTATTAGCGGCTGCTCCTGTTGTATCGAGATAGGTGATTTGAACAATGTTGCCGTTCTTAGGCTTATAACCTAGAACACCATCGCCAAAGTAAACAGTCCAATTAAGATTTTCGTTTTCTTCTACGAAATATACGAATGAGTCTGGTGATAGTTCTGTCAAGTCATTTGCTAGTGAATATTCTTCACTGTATGAATTACTTGATGACTCGAATACTAGAACAGTAAGGGTTGATGTATCGACATTAGCAGAAGGCAATTCAAATCTTCTGTATGGATTAGATGCATCTACCTTAAACTGCTGAGTAATTGCCTCGCCTTGCTTAATAACGACATTAGAAAAGGTGAATGCGGAGGCAAACTTTGAAACAGTATTTGAGTTAACTGTTACGAAAGGATAATTAATACCATTAACATCTGTGCCTAGAAGTCTAGTATATTTCTCTAGTGTGATTGTAGGAATAGTTGTTATTTCATTTCTGGTTGGCTTAACATAAACATCGATAACTGCCTGTGAACCACGAGCGGAAGCAGGCACATATCCAATAGCCTTAGAATGTGATAGAATGTTCTGACGGATCTGTGCAGTATCTAGAAAAGACTCATTGGCAAGCATGTTCATATAGAAAGCATTGTAATAAGTGTTATAGGCAAGCATGTCTAATAGAACAGCAAGACCAGAACCTTCGAAGTCATAATCTTGAAAGGTATCTTGTGAACGAAGATATTCCTTAAGATTCTCTCTAATCGATGTAAAGTCTAATTCTGTGACTCTTAGTGCTGCGTTTGAATTTGCGGATGCCATAGCTATTATCTAATCCTTTCTAGGAATACCGTCGTGACAACTGGCTCATTTCTATTTAGAATAACAAATTCAATGGTTATATCAAAACCATTTCTGTCTATATCTTCGCTGGCTCTAATATCTTGAACCTCAATTCTAGGCTCAAATTCATTTAATACACGGCGTATTTCATCTTGAAGGACGAGTAGAGTTGTCGGTGTGAAGTTCTCAAATAGCAATGCTCTGATATTGGAACCAATACCAGATTTAAAAGGTCTCTCATAGTAGTTAGTGAATACTAGATTGCGAACTGATCTAATAACAGCATCCCTACCGTGTTTAAGAATAAGCTGATTCGTCTTTGGATGTTTCATGAAATCCAAATCTATATCGCAATAGTCTGGTACTCTTGAAATATACGGTACGCTTTGATCTGCCATTTATAGAACCCTATTTGTTATATTTAGGCTAGTTTACTGAGCCATTCTTCCGAAGATGCTTCTGCAATTGGTTGATTTGCCATACCAGAATTAATAGAAGGAAGACCAGCAGCAGAAATCATTTCAGCAAAATTAAAGTCTAGTTGCGTTGCTTGTCCGCCTGCAAGATTAACTGTGCCACCATCAACATGTGTCGTTGTATCACCTTTAACATGAACTGTGGTACCAGAAACATGTGTAGTGGCGCCTTCAAGCGCAGCAGATGATCCACCTTTGAATTTAGCGGTATTCTGTGCTTCTACCTTAACATTTTCTTGGGCTTCTGTTTGAATATCCTTATCTGCTTGCGTATGAAGACTGCCGCCAGAAGCGACAAGAGAAACTTTTTGTTCGCCATCGGTTACCTTCATGTCTAGTTTGCCGTCTTTATTCTCGATATGTGTAGCGCCTTTGTTATTATAGACTGTCAATTGACCGTCTTCGCCAGGCATGTGAAGATTAGTGCCACCTCCACCACCAACATGAACTTGGTCACCATGAGAAATAAACGATGCTGCGCCTTTAGCAACATGAGCAATAGCACCATGTGCCATCATACCAGAAGAACCTTCTAGTTTCTTTGTTTCATTCTTGGCTTGTGTATCGATATTACCACGAACCATTCTGTTTAGGTTCTTGGCTGTGAAATTATAATCACCCATGACAGTTAGATTATAATTCTTGTGACAGGTAACATTGTAGTCACCAAATACTCTAAGCGATGCATCACCTTTCACGGTAATATCTTGTGCGCCCGATACTGTAATACGATCTTCACCAAAGATAACTTCATACTTACCATTGTGTGTAGTGAAATGCACAGAACCATCTGGCCGCATTTGAATAGCAGAACCAGAACGATGCTGAATAGTTACCGACTCATGATCTTTAGAGTCGTCCATGATGATATTATGTCCTGAGCGAGACTTGTAAGACCAATAATTAGGATATTTACCAGCGCCTTCTTCTTCACGGACATCTTTAGGCACTTTATATTTCTTGGGCGTAGTCTTGCGCTCTGAGTTAGGATTAAACTTTTTTGTTGCCATTACATCATGCCCTTGAATAGTGATGGATCAAGTGGGTTACCACCGTTAATAGTCTTCTTAACAATCTCAAATAGTTTATTCGAGTCTTGGTCGGTGTTTAGTTTCTCGTGCATATCTTTGGCGTTTTGTTCGCCTTGTGGAGCTAGACGCTTCATCATTTCCATAATCTGTCCTGATGACTGACCGAACATATTGCCAGAACCACCGCCACCTCCTCCAGAACCACTACCAGAACCACCATATGGCATAGAACCGATACCCGGACTGGTATTATTACTTGTGATTGTATTGGCAAATGTATTAATGTTATTCAGAGTGTTTGCATCATATAGAATAGAAATCTCGCCTTCGAAATCAATTACCTGTTTCGCTGCGCCCCAGGCAGTATCAATGGCTATTTCATAGTTTCTAAGATTTTCTCTACCAAATAGAGTAGTATCATACTGCAAACGGTTTAGCGTTGTCATCATGTCATCTAATGTCTCACACTGTAGCAATAGACTTTCTGCCTGTTGTAAGTATGTGTTTGGATCGACTACTTTATTGACAAAGTATGCAGAACCACTATCACCAATATCATAGCCCTGACATAGAATACTAAGATTTTGTAGAGCAGCGGCTAGTTCTGGTCTATTCTGTCTTTCATATTGCTGTGTGATATATTCAATTCTATTATTGCCAGTATTAGTTGCTGGTGGAACATTACCGTAACCACCACCGCCTTGTCCTGAACCACCACGATTACCCATGAGACCTTGAAACATCTGACTCATTGACATGACTTGGCCCATTAGACCTTGCAGCATATCAGTTGTCATCATGCTATCGTTTGTCTGTTTAGCAGTAGGTACGCTACTAATCTCTGGCAATTTAAATCCAGCCATATCAAACAAAGCACCGTGAATAGGCAGTCCTTCTAATAGTTCAAAGCGGTGTTCTTCGTTCTTTTCTTTAATCTCTCTGATCTTTGTTCCGTCTTCTGCCTGTCCTTCTTTGACTTCTGGTGGAACTTTGATGCCCAACTTTCTTTGTTTCAGTTTACCAAATGTAGAGTTTTGGCCCATAAGACTGCCACCACCAGAACCAGTAGAAGGATTCTGTAGAGCATTAAGCTGCCCTAATACGATACCAGAAGCCGCACCTTGTGTCTTTAATACGAGAACAGGTGTGCCAGGGTCCATAACACCAGGAAACGATTGTTGTCCGAACTGTGTAGGTGTCATGCTTAGTGGTGAGAAGTTTAGATGACCTAAATCAACCTGACCACTGTGATCCATAGGCGAATATAGTTTAGATGTGCATGATTGATCTGTAGGAAAATCACCATCTTCGGTGCCTTTCTTTTCAGGATCACCACCCGAACCAACTACACATACTTGAAATTGTCCTAGAGGACCAGGAAAATTATTTGGATCAGCCATTAATTCATTACCCCTTGCAATACATCTTTTGATACACAATCCATAGTGGTTGTTGAATAACCACCGAGTTGAACCTTATGCATTAATTCTGTGACTAGATACTGACCTGAGCCATATACTAGACCACCATCTTGCTTGTTCTCCCATTTAAGTTCGATCACTTGACCGACATGCATGTATGGGTTCCATGCTGTGACCATTCTTAGAGCCACTTTGTCTCTATCTAGTAGAGCCATTCTTGCTTGACGCTTCAATAGATATCTCTCAACATCTGTTTCGCATCCATAATCTTGGTGTGAATTGCCTTTATTGGTCCATGATTGTTTCATATTGCCGCCCTCGAAGCAGCCATTTAGACCACCAGCAATACCTTGAACAGCACCGCCTCCACCTTGACCAAGAAAATTCATACCCATATTAACTAGATTGAGAAATGTTCCTGTATTGATATTCTGACCAGACTTATTAACACCATTCAATAGATCAGTGAGATAATCAAAGTCACAAGGAAAGGTAATCATAATAGGATATGGATTAGCAGGTGTGGTTGACGATGTTGAATCGGTTTCACCACCCTCAGAATAATAATAGGTCATCGATGAACCTTGATTGATTAGTTCTTTGAGTGATTTAAAGTTATGCTTGGTCTGACCGCCGTTTTCATATGTCATAAAGTGAACGAACGATGGATCATCACCGTCTAATGCCATATTTGCTTGCTGTGCAATGACACGGAATGGATGAATATTTTCTGCAATATAATCTCTCTGCGGCTCACACTGGCTAATTTCTCTAGAGCCTTGGTGTTTAACGCAATCGAGAGCCGCATTGACAATCTCATTAGGAGTTACACATTTCCATGACTTACTCATCAGATGTTTTGCGTCTTCTAGCAATGATTCGTCACAGGCATGAATAGTAAATTCTTCGACGGCAGAAGGACTCTGGCTAATCAAACGACGATTATCTAGGCGATATACGGTATTATTAACCGTCATATTCAATCCAGATGCACCAAAAGATTGTGTCAATGAACTAGACAAGGTAAGATTTAATTTCTCACCCTTCATGGTGTCTAGACTTTGCACAGGTGTATAGAGATATCGGTTGAATGTTATGGCAGTTTGCACACTAGGATTTAAAATACTCTCGCCCAGAATGACTTCCTTTACAGTGGTGTCATCCATCTTGAAAGAGCCAATACTACCTTTTATCGATACACGAAACTGATCTTTGTATTGCGAATTTTTTGAAAATGCCATTAGATTAGCCTTCTAACAAAATCTTCCTTGTGACCAGTTAGAGTATTAAACTCCAACATGATCTGAGAATAATACATAGGCTTAATAATTTTGATTTGCTTTTTCTTATCGTTCAATTCGTTTTCATAGTCATAGTTGGTGATAACATCGGCACGAGTATCAATAACAATAGTATCACCGTCAATGACCTCATACTCTCTAACGCCAGTAACCGATAGACCACCTTCTGTTCTTACGGAATCACGGTCGGCTGTAAACTTTCTACTAATAGTATCAATGCGAGTAAGAGTGGTATCATCGGTCAGACTTGTTAGGTCTTGATCTGGTCCGTCTGGATAAGGAACTAGTGCCTGATCCCAGACATAATAATCAAATGGCTTACCAGCAGGATAATCTGTAAAGCGACGAGGTGAAATGATATATCTCGATTCAGTAACAGTATCCCATGTTAGATTATGTCTAGTGACAACCTTTTCGACATGATGGACAGTCTGAACGGCTGCTTGGGAAGATCCATACTTGGCTTCAATATATGAATTGAATGCAGTATAGCCTAGAGGCCAATCGAATTGTGGATCGAAAATCTGATTGGTATATAATATGATCCAACCAGCCCCAGTATCACCATAGACCTTCTCCGCTATAATCTCTGGTGTTTCATTATCTTCAACAGTGTAAGTATAATATGTAGATAGGTTATTGATAACCTTCTTAAGAATGCCTATACGAAAGAAAATGTTGGTTACATTCTCAGTCTGTTCATATATTCTGTTCTTATTGATATCATACTTAATCGTAGGAAATACATCAAAGAACTTTGATTGTCTATTAGATGCCATTTAGATTACCTTTTAAATACCCAATCTTCTACTGGTAGCTGTATTGCTTTTTCGTATTCATAAGAATATATTTCAACAAATCTCGACTTACAATGACTAAACATATACCTATGAATACAAGGTTTAGATAACGACTCAATACCATATGTTGATTGCAGCAAATCATAATTAATAACAAATCTGGTCGACTCATCATAACGATCATTATTTCTAAATCTAGACAAACTGGCTAGCAATGCAGTTCTCTCACCGACACTAAGATAATGTAGATTCAATCCTATGAAGCCGTTAGGAACCATCTTAAATGGTATGCACATAGGAAACTTATCATACTTGGGCAGATATGCTTTGCCCTTAGGATCATACTTAAAGAAATACATACGACCTATAATCGTGGAACTTCTGCTGCGTTCATCAGATGTGATTAGATTTCTTCTGGCAACATAAGGTTGTGCGCTTAGTGCCTTTTCTTCTAACCAATCAGATAGTTCGTCCGATGTATATTGTTTTGTTGCCATAAAGGTTATTTATCTTACTTTTTGCCAAACAGTTCCGTTTCTGTTATAATCTGAAATTCCCAACCTTTAAACTCACAATACTCTCTAGCCGCTTTCCACTTGGCTTGATTAACGCCATAGGTCATAACCTCAGAGATAAATCTTTTAGTGCGTCTCTTAGGCACCTTAGGCTCTAATGTTTGTGCCTTGGGTTTAACCTCTAATAGCATAGTCTTTATCGATCCATCAGGCAACATAGCTTCCACATAGAAATCGACAAAGTATCTGTGTAGTCTACCGTCAACTGGTGATCTATATGGTATTACTATTTCTTCCGAAGACCATGCTACGATACTAGAGTTCTCATCTAGATTTTTCATTACTTGCTTCTCCCAACCAGAACGATATACGATATTGGTTGGGTCACCTCTATACTTTTTGGGAAACATTGGTTTGAAGAAGCCTTGTTTGTATTCTCTTGCCATCTATATACCTCACTAAATAATATGTAGTTTACTAGGAGACAATAAATGGCCATATATGAGTTTCCGTCACATCTTTATGATGATAGAAACGGGCATTACATGCGTATTACTGCTACGCCTGGCGCTATATCAGGATCAACATTTAATCCGGCGCAAGCTGATACATTTGTATTGCCTATGCCTATGGGAAAAGATAGTTACTCATATAAGCAGAGACATACTTATGGCGATGTTAAGTTGTCACGAGTTGCACTAGGTATGATGGGTATGAGCGGCTATGCAGACGCTATTGAAACAACCGCATCATTGCTAGGCGCACCTCTAAACCCTGCAATTGAAGTTATTTACGAAAGCACAAACCTCAGAGAGTTCACATTCGCTTTTCTATTTGCACCAGAAACAGAACAAGAATCAATTGCAGTAGAAAATATCTGTAGAAGAATGAGATTCCATGCTGCACCTGAAATTCTAGGTGGCGGTACTACTGGTGCTAGACAGGGTTGGTTCGCTGCATCACCATCAAAATTTAAAATTGACTATAATGTATTGGTCAATGGTAGATGGGAAAGAAATGATACATCTGGCACACCCAAACTACCAAAGATATACGAAGGTTACATTGATGCTATTGGTGTCAACTATGCTCCCGCTGAAGGACTGTATAGCACATTCTCGAACGGTTACCCCGTTGCAGTAGAAATGGCTATCAGTTTCAAAGAAACAAGAATTATCGACAAGAGAATGATCAACGATGGCTATTAATTTTCCCAATAAACCTACCAGACTAGGACTAGATTACTTCCAGTCTTCATTGAATGATATGGGTGGTATTTCAAAACTCGCTCGCTTTGCGGTTCAGATTAAGCCTATCGGGTCAAACAGATTGACTAGTCGTCCGTATTATAGCCAGTTAAACAATCTTCTCTATGCATGTTACGCCACAGAATTTCCTGGCAGAGGCTTTGATCTATTATCAACCAGATATTACGGTGCACCTCAGACATTTCCTATCAACTCTAAGTATGGCACAGCGGCATTCTCTTTTATCTGCCGCAACAACAGCCTAGAAAGACAGGTGTTTGACGATTGGCAGAGTATCATCAATCCAACGACGACCTTTAATTTTGAGTATCCTAATAGCTATTACAGTGATATTGTCATGTATCATTATTCAGAAATTGGCGAACCTAATAGACCACAAAATTCATCTGAATTACAATTGAACTATGCATGGACACTCAGAAAAGCCTGGCCGTCTCTTGTAAAGCCTCAGCCAGTGACATGGATGGATACCGACTTTCTATTCTTAGAAGTAGAGTTCACATATCGTTATTGGGATTACGGTGATGTTGCAGCAATCACAGGTGAATATGCCGGAGAGACAAACGCACCAGAACCTAGACCACCGAATGTTTAATTAATGGAGATTTATTATGGAGTTACCTAAGATTGATTTGCCAACATATGATGTGAAAATACCATCAACTGGTAAAGAGATTAAAGTCAGGCCATTCACTGTAAAAGAAGAAAAGCTTTTGCTGATGGCTGTAGAGTCAAAGAACCCAAACGAGATTATTCAAACAGTCAAACAGATTATCAATAACTGTATCGTGTCTGGCAAGTTTGATGTTAACAAAGCACCTTTCTATGATGTAGACTTTTTGTTTATCTATCTTAGAGCAAAGTCTATGGGTGATAGCGTAGATATCAATCTGACATGTAAGAATGTGGTTGATGGTGTTGAATGTGGGAATGTGTTTCCTGCAAAACTCAACATTGCCAATGCTGTTATAGAGAAGGATGATAGTATCAGTAATAAGATAGAACTGACAAATACTACCGGTGTTAAGATGACCTATCCAACATACGATGTTATGAAAAGAATGGAATCTAATAACTCGGTAGATGTTAAGTCAAGCATCATCGCCGCTAGTATCGAAAGCATATACGATGAAAAGGGTGTGTATAAGTCTTCCGATTACAAGTTCGAACAGCTAAAAGAATTTGTTGAAGGACTAACAGAAGAAAAGTTTAGAGTCTTGGAAAAGTATGTTGATAACTTTCCATCGTTTGCTGTAGAACTTAAAGAGAAATGCACCAAATGTGGCTTTGAGCATAATGTGAGGTACAAAGACTTCTATGATTTTTTTTTCTAATTATGGGGCAAGACAGTCTTTCTACTTTGTTTAGAACCAACTTTGCTCTAATGCAGCATCATAAGTGGGGATTGAATGAAATAGAAAGTATGATGCCATGGGAAAGATATGTTTATATCGATCTATTGGAACAGCACATTAAAGAAGAAGACGCCAAACAAAGAGATTATGAAGCACAGGCGAGAACAAATCAGAATGTCAGCAGGGTCAATATGCAACCTGCAAAGAACAGGGTAAGGTAATAAATGCTTAAGTCACAATCAATATCTTTTCAGTTGTTTAAGATATTGCCTATTCAGAAAAGAATGGATCTTGCTCAAAGTCCTGATGCAGGTGCAAGCCTTCTATCTGCATTGACTCCTACTCAATTTGCCGAGTTGTTCCCAAAGTATTATCAGAGAGCATTGCCTGATGTTGAAGGCTTTCAGTTAGCCGTAACAAAAAGAACTAGAGAGCAACAGCAAAAGGCCGACGGACAGTTACAAGAAAGATTGGCTAGCCTAGAATCAACCAACTCTGAATTAAGACAGGGTATGGAAAAGCTAGGTGTAGCTAGAGCAAAAGAATTACCTAAGCTATCACCAGAGCAAGAGGCGGCATATAATACAATTAGAACGGCTGATGTTCCTGTTAATTCCGAACAGGGTAAAATGTTTGCCTCTTTAGATAACGAAAAACTTGCCTCCGTGGGTATTACAAAGACCAAAAATGAAAAGGGTGAAGAGGTATTACATTATACTGCTCCCGTCTCTACAAGAGAAGAGGCTGTTAGCAGACTGCAAACATCTGGCGGATCAGGTGCATCTATCGGCGAGCGCCTGGCGTTTTATAGACAATATGCTGCATCAAAAGGTGTTGATCCTGACCTAGTAACGGGTATCGTTATGAGAGAAGGTGGTGGCACCAAGAATAGAATGCAAAGATGGGCAAACGATGATCCATCGAAGTCTGGTAAGCCCGGTACTGCATATGGCGATTTCCAATTAAATGTTGGTACAACTGTTCACAGAATGGGAAATGATTTTCTCAAAAAAGGTATTCCAATGGATTCTGCACATTGGAAAGAACAAGGTATGTTCGCTATCGATCAGATTAAGAATGGTCGTGTTCATGAGTGGATGTCTGTTAAAGACAACGGCGGCATTGAGAGAATTTCTCAGATAGGTTCCAATGAATGGAGAACCCACGCTTCTTCTGCTACACCTACAAAACCCGAAGGACCAAACGGACAATATTCTGACAAGCAGATTGCAGAAATGATATCACAACTCAATCAAGAAAAAGATGCAGCACGCCGTCAGCAACTTGCCAATGTTCTACAGGGTCAAGGTGTTCAAGTTCCTCCAGGAGCTACATCATCTGGTGCTGCCCGTGTTCCTGGTAGCGTCATCGGCGGGTTCTATGGCGAATCTCAACAATGTGTGGCACTATCTAAGCACTTTGCGCCACAAGTAGGTCCTGCCTCTAGCTGGAAAATCAATTACGATTCTTCTGGCTCAGGTATCAAGCCTGGTTCTGTCATTGCTACTACATCATATAACGATGGCTCTGGTGGTAAGATGGCTAGAACAATGCCTGATCATCGCAGCCACTATCATACAGGTATTGCTCTATCTGCACCAGATGCTCAAGGCAATGTTCTTATTCTAGATCAGTCTGCCGGTCGTGCCGCACAGATTCATAAGGTAAACATTCACAACTATAATGGTGAGAAGTGGGGACTTGTGCCTGGTGGACAGCCAACACCACGCTCAATGCAAGCCGTTCATATGGCTATGGGCAGTGCCAATGATATCGAGAAGACAGCTATTAGCGATTCACTAGCTGGCAAAGCACCTACAGCACAATCAACCGCACCTGTTCAAGAGGTGAAGCAGGTAACAGAGGCAACTAATACTGTTCCTAAAACTACTGAGAAGCAAGACCCTACTCCTGTATCTAATGCACCTGCGGCTGATGCAAAACAGCAAGCACAGGAAGCAAACAAGACTGCCGTTGTTGAGAAGACAGAACAGGCTCAGCCTGCCACACAAGATACAGCAAAGACGGCCGAAGTTGCTAAGCCTGCTGAAAAAGGTCCTAGTTCATACATGCTCAATAGAAATGAATTGATTTCTGCTATTAGAAACACCGATGAATTTAAGAACACTTTTGGATCTTCACTTGCTACAGATAGCATGATCTATGAAGGCTTCTTTAATGATGCCCGCACTCAAAAGATTATGAAAGACACTGGATCAACATATGATGCTGCATCAGGCACAGTGAAGATTGGTGATTATAAGAAGCTACAGGAAGCCATGCCTGATATGAATGTCAGTAAGTTCCTCAAGCCACTTAAGGGTGCTGCTAGAGGTGGTAACTTTAATGTTCCTGATGGTGGTCTAACCGCTTATCGTGCTATGGAAGGTAAAGACAATACTCTAGTTGTCGATAAGAATCAAAAGCCACTATTCACTATGAATGATAAGGAAGCTGCATCTTTTGATCCTTCACAGAATAAAGTGAAGATTGATCCTAGCTTGAAAGCAAAAGGTGATATGAGAGGACAACAGCCTTCTCAAACGACTGGTGATAATTCAGAAGTCATGAATAGCATCAACTCACTTAGAAATGATATGATGGCGAGACTTAACAGCACTCCAGCGCCTACACCAATGCAGATTAGACCTGGTATGTCGGACACAGGCAACATGATTAATAACTTGCATGATATGACTAGAACGCCATATCTGAACCCTGCATTTGAAAGAGCGGTCAGAACTGCAAATGATGGGCAGCCTTCAAATCACTTTAATTTCGGTAACAAAAACGGATAAAAAAGGGGAGCATTTCTGCTCCCCTGTATTATCAGTCATCTACTAGATCACGGAACATCTTGAGGTCTTCATCTTCGTCCTCATCCGCAACTGGCGCAGGAGCCTTCTTGGCAACAGGCTTAGACTCGGTAAATGGAGTTTCTTCCACTTCCTCTTCAAAAGTATCTGCTACCTTACGACGAGCAACAGGGGCCTCACTAACACCACAAACATCATCCAGCTTACGCTTTAGTTCCTCGTAAGTCTTGAAATGCTTGCGATCAACAATCTCCTTCAACGATGGCTCTGACTTCCAGATGTTCTCTAGCTCGGAGTCATCATCAGATAGAGGAGCAGGTGCTAGGAATACAGACTCATCATAGTTGGGGAAGCTAACATTGCGTCCACCAATATTGACATTCTGACGAGTCATCTTCAACTTGAAGTTAGCGCCATTCCAAAGATCAAATGGATTGACCTTCTGTTCGGACTCAAGATCAGGATTCATCATCTTAGTGATCTTATCAAAGATTTTCTTACCAAACTTGAAATAGAAAATCTTACCTTCTGCACCCTTGTTCTGTGGGTCATTGATAACCTGAATGACAGAAACATAATGCAGACGGCGCTTCTGATCACGAGCCTGCTTACGCTCTGGTGCATTCTCATCCTGTGTTGAGTTCCAGAGTTTTGAGTTATACTCAGAAACAGGATCCTTCTCATCAAAGGTCGTTAGTGACTTCTCAATATACCACTTACCGGTAGCCTTGTTCTGAAAGCCGTGATCCCAGTAACGAACCCAGGGAAGAGCATCGTCACCATCGACGGCAGGACCGGGAAGGAAACGAATAACAGCAAGTGCATTGCCTGACTTGTCTGGAGTTGGCTTCCAATAAAGATCGGTTGTGTCGTCTTTTTCGTATGTGGGGTTATTGAGCTTGTCCACTTCCTTGAGGAGATTGTCGAAGGACTTGGACTGTTTCTTGAGGTTTGCAAAATTCATTGTATGTTCCTTGTATTAGCGTTGTATAGTTTCTTATCCACATTATCATCATATAAGAAGTGTATTGTAACAGAACAATCTCGTCCTGTCAAGTGGTATTTAGTCACCACTCCATGCGAGGATCATTTAGATCCTCCCATTCCCATTTGCCGATAGAGTCTCGGTTTGTCTGCTCAACTGCGGAGCATTCAAAGCGAATCTCTTGCCATGTCTTATCTCCCCATACACGGCGAGGATTACCACACCAAATACATCCAGATACACCACAATCCATTGCATCCATCTTATGAAAGCGATGTGGCTGAATAGTATCTCCATACTTATTGAACCAGTATGATGACTTTTTCACCTTGACTTGTCTATCGATGTGTCGCTTCTTTTGTTGAAATCTTTTCTGTCTCTTTTCTTTACTCATTCAGGATAATCTCCAAGAAGTATTCTGTTTCTTCGTTTGGCAGATAACTTAGACCATTCTCCCTTTCATATATTTCAATCTGTGAAACTCTCACACCGTCATACTTATAGAAGACTTCGTATTGTCCATCGACCCAAGCTTTTAGGATATCAGATGCGTTTCCCTCTAGTGTTTTCATCGACCTTCTCCTTCAGTATGTGTTTGAATTTCTCCTTATCATACTTTAGAAATGGTCTATACTTTTTCACCTTGAGTGAAACCTTAGGCCAAATCACATCATTGTCATAGTATTTATCAAACTTATCAGCATATCCTGTGAAGTCATTTAGAATTGTCATCGTCTCAATTGAGATTGACTTGCGTAGAAATAGAATCACAATATCTGGATATCTATCATTACTCACATTGAAGGACACTCTCGGATCATCTTCTTTGAAGACCTTTTGTATGTCATCGGCAAAGAGATAAGACAAACTCTGTCTCCGTCTTGTATAGGCAGTATGAACATCATTTGCTTCTTCGCTTGCAAACTCTAATATGTAATGCTTGTCATCTAGAAGATTGGCAACATAGTGATCACGCAATTCTTCTGCATTGTATTCTTTGGCTAGTTTCTCATAGAACCATTTGTCATTTCGTTTTAGATATGACTCCTTGTTTGCACGGAGTTTACCGTTCATTTGAAAGAAGTCATACTTTTGACTGGTGAAATGAGTCCTAAGTGCCAAGAATAGCAAATAGGACCCATAGCCTGTGAAATGTTTCATCGAGTCTGTAGGTAAGGATCAATGTTCATTACTTCATCAACGGTCTGTGCTACGAAACCTTGGGACTGCTGCTGCATTGGAGGAAGACCATATGAGTCTAACATCTTGGCTGCCATTTCTTCTTTTATCTTATTATAAGAATCCTTGATCATATCAGATGTGAGACCTCTTAGATTTGAATACGGCTCATTAGGTGTTTCTAACACCCAACCTTCATTGAGGAACTTGTTCTTACGGTATATCTGATTTGGGTGTTCAAGTTGTTTATGGTTCCACTTGAGGACCTTATTCTTGATACAGTCAAAGGTCTCACGGTTGATATAGAGTTTATCCTCTAGAGGATCATATGACACCTTGCAATGCTTATAATCAAAGTGTGCTAGTAGTTCCTCACGAGTCTGATACTTGGTGAGAATATACTGTGCCTGCGTTCTATGATTATTGATCACATCAACAATGTTTGTATTGTGCATATAAGACATCATTTCGGAACGTGACCATTCCGTGTCTGCAAAAGGAACATCATCAAAGATTGAATTGATAGGTGTGATAGGATTGTAGGCGGCCGCCATTGCCTTTTTCGCCGCTTCTTCTCTTTCACTCTGCTTCTTGAAACCTTCTGTCAGGTGGTTATAAACACCAACATCATTATTCAATACAAAGATATCAATGTCCTTGAACTTAATATTCTTTAGGACATTTGTAAAGAATCCACCAGCAATCACAACATTATTGCCATACAGACCCGATAAGAGATTTCGTGTTTTGATTAGAGATTTGATTGCTCTTTTGGATTCTTCAATATCATACTTTTCATTATCACTAAACATCATGTCACCATATTAAAGAGGGAGTTGGGAGGTATCCGATTTCTTGAGGAAGTGTAGATTTTCGGCTTCTAGTTTGATTTTGGATTTAAGAACACCAGAGACTAACTTAGCGGCTACTTCTACCTCAAAACCGTTTTCGTCGCAATACATACAGATTGCATCGATATAAGGTATGTCTTTCATATAGACCATTTCTTCAATGGCCATAGAAAAGCGATTGATATCTTCGGCGTTCATACAAACATACCAAAGATGCCAGAGAGAAGGGAGATTGTGATAGCAGAGGCGATAGTGATTTCGATTACTCCTGTTGCCCAATAACCAAGAATAGAACCTAGAAACAAACCAGCGAAGGCACAGATATAGACATTGGTGCTTAGAGCAAAGTTAAACTCACGCATACCAGTGTATTTGTCTTTCTCACTCATAATATAATCCTTTCATGAAAGCGGGCCCGTTCTGTTTCGAGGTGGAGCCCATACCCAAAGGATTACGCTGCTAGAGCGAAAGCCTCATATGCATTGTTGTCGTTTGCATTTACGATTTGCTTTCGATCTCCTTACGACCTTACTGAATCCTGTCGAACCTGAATCCGGCCCATCATAAAGAAACATGAGGATTGGTTTTCTTCATTACAGATTTCAATCTGCCTCTCCACCATCCTACAGGATGTTCATTCAAAGAAAACTGACCTTCAGCGTAGCCATCATTGAACCAATATCTTTGAGTTCTAATCTTACGACCATCAGTTCCCGTAGGATACTTTCTCTCTTTCTTTGAATGGTTTGCCCATCTAAGAGTGTTCGTAAGTTCTGCTCCTTTTTTGGCGCCTTCATTGATTGCGATAAAAGAACATTCATCGGAAGTTAGTAATCCCAACAAACCTTTCCAAGCAATCAAATCTTGCCAGTGTCCATGTTCCTCATATAGTTTCTTATGCGCTTCGGCATGTTCCTCTATAGTGAGTTCAACGATATTTTCTGGTTCATCATTCCCACCCATATGTTTAGGAATGATATGGTGCTTATGTTTCATAATAATCTCCTGTCGATATTACTATTTATAAATCGACAAGTTTTCACATTTCCTTATGGTGGACCGGGTGGGAACTGCCCCCACGTCCAAGAAGCCTATATTCCGTCTCTCAACGATCTAAGCATATTATTTATAACATACGGTGAGTTTTTTGTCAAGACTAAAGTGGTGCAAAAGTTTTATTATGTCCGTCTATTGATAGAGTTATGGAACGGACATAGCCACACTCTTTGGTTCCAGGAATGGAGAACTCACCGCTACCATGCCTGTGAAATGAAGGAGCATTACACTCACCACCATTAATACTAGCCAACGAAACATCAATCACCTTCTTCGCTTTACAGTGGATGATATGACTATCACTAACTTTCTTTTCACATGAAACATCTTCTGACGCCAATGCTGGTGTGTTACTCAGTATCAAGAGTATTTTCAAAATCCTCAATGAGAGGGACCGGGGGTTCTTTAGTTGCATGGCTTACTAGTCGTGTCCCGTATAATGCACTCACCGACGGTCGCCACCAGACAACCAGACAAGCCCAAACTAAGAAACACCAATGCGATTGCTAGATATACTTTCTTCATTTGAATACCTCCCAAAACTGGTTCATTGCCTTTTCGTAACCGGCAATCATTTCTTTTGCTTCTTTTAATGTATCACACATCTTCAATAGTTTGACACCTTGCGGATCATTTTCCATATACGCAAATTGACCTGTATATGTCATTGCACAGACCACCTTACGATCATCGGAATGAAAAACTGTATCGCTCAACCGTTTCATTTATACACCCTTTCTACATGTCCACATCGTTTACATCGTTTCCAATGATCTATAGGATTGCTCTTAAGAAAAGGTTCAACCCTATAATAGTTATGACCAAAGATTTTGCAAAACCATTTTATCATTCAAATCTTTCTTTGCTTCTTTTGTTCGCTCCTTATCTCTAAGGTCTCGAACGACACAACATTTACATGATAAGAGTTTATACTTTTTGCCTTTGAGGTTAGTCTGACCCGCTACGTTTCCAATATGCAAAGATTTCATATTGCAGTTTCCTCTCTAAACTGTTTCACCTTTCGTGCTAACTCTGGAATATAATCCCTGCGATTGCGCACGAACACTTGAGGTGATTCGTGATCGACGGAGATTAATACCACAATTTGCTTGCACTGGATGCCTGTCATTTCTTCATACATCAAAGAGTAACAGGTACATTGTTCAAAGTAGTTTAGAATCCATTCTTCCTTCTTAGGCTTTAAAGATGTTTTAAAGTCAATAATAGAAGGGACGCCATCAAACTCGGCAATACAATCCACCTGACCAGCAAGACCAAGAATTTCACTATAAAGCATAGTTTCCAAGTAATGGACATTATCAATCCTGTCAATAGTAGGTCTGATATCCAGAAATGCATGTTGCATGTCTGGCATTACATCTTCTTCGGTGAGAAACCCTTTCTCGTTAGATATATAAGATTCCATAAGAGAATGGAATTTTGTACCTCGGCGGCTTGCTCGTGCCGAGATTTTGTTCGCTTCTTCTTCGCCGACTTTCTTTCTCCACTTTTGGATCGAGTCACCTTTGAAATGAGATAGAAAAGTAGTAACCGACGGGAGTTTAACACCATTTGGCGAGACATAATATCGTTTTCCATTATATTCTTCTCTTTTCAGATTCACTAACACTGGGTCATTGTTTATATGTGTAAATGTTTTCAACAGCCTACATCTTGATCTTCTTCATGGTGCTTGGCCCAATTGCCAAAAAATCCACTTGCATATCTAAAGTCACCCGCACGTGCCTTCTTTAGATATTCATCTACAGAAAGAGCGACATATGATCTATCTGAGTTTGACACGACTTTCTTTGTCGTAGTGCGAAAGACATGACCAAGGTAATCAAGAGATTGTTCCTTGGTCAGATTTGATTTATTTAGTTCGGCGATTAGAAGATTGATGTTATTTTCCACAGTGTTCATAACAATACCTCACATCATTTGGTGGTGAATTTCGGCCTATTAGCGGATGGTTTCCTTGGATTAAATTCCGTTTGGAATGGAGCATCTTTTACATTATATGCGGTTTTACCAACATTGTCAACCTTTTAACTTATTGTTTGATAAGCACCGGAGAGATCAAAATGACTTGTGTTTGATGTCGCTCCAACTGGTGTGGTATTTTTCCAGGCCAAATCTGTGGTACTACCTGAATAGTAGAGTTTCATAACTGTGTTGCTTGTGTCTATATCAGTGATACCAGCAATATGATATTTGGCATCACCATTTGCTTGATGTAATGTACCGGCTCTAACCGTTATTGTTGCGACAGAAGGCGCTGGCAAAACAATCTGATACTGCCCACCAACATTGAAAGATGCGGCATTACAATTAGCAAAATCTACATTAATTCTAAAGTGTGTAATAAGACCTTGCTTTACATAAGACCCTGTAGTAACTACACCAGGAACGTTGGCACCATTTGCTGTAAATTGAGGATCAAAAGTTTGATTGATAGAAAGTATACTAAAAGGAATACCACCAGGAGTCTCTCCATCCGAAAGTCGGAGAGGTGTCTGACCATCTGTATCATAGAATATTTCACCGGGTCTTCCGATGTATTCGGTGGCCTGGGTTCCGCCCATATGGGCAGCGAACATTTTGAAGGTAACATTTGACATTGTAGAAACTCCTGGTGTAATTTACTTCTATTTATATAACATGTAAACTATCATAGTCCCATTTCAGTTTTTTGAATGATATATTCTTTAACTGTACCAGAACGAACAATGTCTTCAATACCAAATTCGATATGGTCGAATGATGACATACGGCGAGTTATTGCCATCAGTTCTCTAATACCAGTCTTGTCATGTGGTTTGTGTAGATCACTCTGACGGTAATCACCACAAAAGACGATACGAGAGTTGGTACCTATACGGGTCATAACAGTATCGATTTCTTGGAAGTTCATGTTGTTACATTCGTCAACGATGATAATGGAATCATTGAAGGTCGTACCACGGAGGAACGATGTAGTGGTGAACTCGACCATTCTTTTCATCTTTAGTATCTTCCAACCATCACCACGACCAAATAGATCGTCACAAATTTCCTGATAGGGTTGTTCGTAAACTTCCGCTTTCTGTTTTTCCGAACCGGGCAAGAAGCCCATGTCTCTTGATGGAACTACCGAACGGATGATAACGACCCTCTTATATGTCTCCTCGATTAGCACCTCCCTTAGTGCAAGATATGATGATAGAAAAGTTTTACCGGTGCCGGCATAACCATGTAGCATGAGATTTGAACCGGCTTCGTAGGCGTCCCATACTCTCTGTTGATTGACAGTGAGTGGCTTAATGTGACGAAGTTCGAAGTGGTTTCTCTCAGCCTGATTTTGAGGCTGATGCTGTTGTTGGTTATTTCTTTTCGACTTTCTTGACATATATTTTACCTTATTGTTATCGTTATTCACATCTCCATAAACAAAAGAGGTCGATGCCTTTTTACGGGCACGACCTCTAAACTTTTTACTGTGATGTTCTGTTGTCAGGTTAAATCTCCTTGGGAATGTCCCAACGCTTGCTTGCAACGGCAGATGCCTCTGGCACAGCGGACTTGATTCGACCGAGAACATACTTTTGAAAATCTGCTGGCGGCTTTGTGATACCGACATTCACCGGATCAACCATTGTAAAGTTGCGTAGCACTTGACGAAGTTGGGGATTATTCTTTTCAAACTCATCACGCTCGGCAATGGTCATTGTGTTGGTGAACTCCTCACCAGTCTCTTTATTTTCCCATGTGTAATTAGGCATCAACATTGTCCTTTGGATCATAAAATTTATTGTTGTTTATTCCACCGTTCATGTTAGCACCGAGAAACATAGGTGCTGATAACAGTTTTTCTAGTTCAGGATGGTTTGTTAGAAACTCATCCAGTTCGGAGACAGACATGAAAACATCAAATGTCTCCCCGGTTTGCTTATCACGAAACGAATAAGTTGGCATTGTTACTCCATAATCCAGTCTGGTGCGGTAGCTGGCGCTTTCCATGAATGAAGGTGTGCCTTGCCTACCTTGTAGTAGTTGCGATAGTTCACAACTGCGTCTTCCGATATGATGTATTTAGCATCCATGGCACTTGGAGGTTGTGTCTTATAGCCAACAGGAATGTTATTTGGCAGAGCAGCGAGGATGCCTTTAAGACCGCTTTCTTCGATCTTATGTACCTTGCCATAACGGCGAGTGTATTCACGACAATGCTCATCTAGATAACACCACAGCCAGTTGTAGTTGTTATTGGACTCACGAGCCCAAACGGCCGACGGGTGATTGATATGCGTGGCAGAATACAAAGAAGTCTCACGACTATCAGATAAACGCCATCTTTTGACACTCCGACCGGTCTTCGTTTTGTCGGTATATTGAACGCCGTCAATAACACGGTGAGCAGTAGAAAGCAACTGTGCAGCCTCAAGAATCATCTTGACGACATGACGATCAACAGCCCACTGGGCGCACATTTTAGGATCAGAGTGAATATAAAAGATATTCATCTTACGATACATCCTTTTAGGTCGGAGAGTAAACCATTTAGAACAGCCCGTGTAAAGGCATCTTCGTTACCATTTAAAAGATTGTGAAGGTTCATGGCATAATAGGCTGCATTATCACCACGAATGAACACGCCGGGCCAGTCATCACCAATCTGGGTCGGACCGGTCTCTACTCGTTTGTCAAGTTCAACATCAATTTTACGAATCTCAGGCATAACGATCCTTTAGAAAGTTTTCCATGTAGTGACGGATATTTGCCGCACCGATAGGATTGGCACTGTGAACATTATACGAGAAGCCATCTAGGTTGTCAACATTCTCCATGATCCAATCGCACAGCCACTTGGCGAAGTCATACCCGGTAAACTCACGAGGCGCACCAGTGCGAGGTGCACCGTCCATATACTCGTCCATAGGACCGTATGCAGACTCCAGATTGTAATGAACATCTGCAAGGTCATGATCGAACGATACATGATACGGAAGACCATAGTTCTTCACATACCAAACAGCATCATGATAGTTCCGTGCCAGGCGCCAATCTGAATCAAGATCAGGCAGATTGCGCAGGTCATCCAGATAGAGTTTATACATCATCATAAAACATATCCCAGTAACCTTGATCCCAATAATTGGCGAGAGCGAGACTTACACCATCGTATGGATTATCCACTAGATTGATGCCATCTTCAAAATAAGCCTCACAACCTTCATTGTAGGCAATTTGTTTTAGTTCGTCGGTCATAGGTCTCTCTTACCTTTCCAGAAAGCAACGACAACGGGGAAGCGGAGTTTGCCGTCTTCCGTTTTGTTCTGATACCGTACCGTTACGCTTGTATAACCATAATCATTATACAATAGGTCTTTAAGGAAGTCAAACTTCCCACGCACTCCTGCAAACTGTGTGGTTCCGTCTTTCAAACGGATTTCAATCCGCTTGACAGCACCTGCCCAATTGCCTTTACCTTCTTCCATAGAAACGATTTCAAATTCATCGTCCTCAAATTCCTTATGCTTGATAAGGTTCTTTGAACGCTTACCTTCATAAAGAGAGTCAGGAACACGAAGCATTTGACCTTCATATCCTTCTTCAAGGTTCCAAGAAAGATTTTCCATAATTTGTTCTTCGCTTTCTGCAATTGTAGATTCTACAAAACGGATACATGGAGAAGGATGATCTTCCAACAAAACAGCACCTAAAAATTCTTTACGGTTCATAAAAGTCCAATTGCGATCATAATCAATCATATCATAAACATGATATTGGATCGTCTTTCTGGACTCTTCCAGATCATCAACAGTCGGTTTAGTCTTACGAGCAAGAGAAATAATCTTCTCAAAGTCGTTTTTTAGTTCATGATTATACAGTTCTCCATCAAGAACAATTTCGGGATATTCCCGAAAGAACGGTTCGAGTGCTTCATGAATATGAGGCGCAGAAAGAATAGGCTTGCCGTTGCGTGACTGCATACCGTCTTTTGATACGAGACAACGAACACCATCAAGTTTCGGCTGCGAGTAATAAGGGAACTTGTTATGCTTTGCAGGGTTATATTTGTCGGCAAGCATACACTCAACGAACTTGGCACCATTCTTAGCCCAAGTGGTAGTCTGATGATACTTGCCTTGATATTCTTTCTTTGTGATTTCAGAAAGCACTTCTAACTCAACCTGTTCTTTCACAGTGGTTGCGTTAGCACGACCGACATTCTTGGCCTCTGGATACTTCCACCCAGAAACTACAATCTTGCCATCTTTGATGCCGGAATGAGTGCGATACTTTGTATCGTCATACTCCATCCACCACACACGGGTGTTACCTTTAGAGTCAATCTTGTAAAGTTTCTGGGTGGCTTTCATATTATCCTCTTATGGTTTCAGGACACTACGCATAAAGTCGAGACCTTTCATTTCAAGGCTCGTATCTTTTAGTTCGTGGCCGCCGTCGAATGTATAGAACTTGTGATATACACCGAGTTGATTCAACTTTGTTGCCACCATAACAGACTGTGCATAAGGCACAATATCATCTTTTGTTCCGTGTATGATACAAGTTGGAGGGAACAAAGCGGTGACTGCATAGATGGGCGAAGCAGATTGATACAGTCCGGGGTTTTGCTCATATGTTGTATTGTTGAACAGCGGCAAAACACCAATAAGGTCTTTCATCTTTGCTCCGCCAAGGTCGCAAGGGCCGAAAACATCAAGAATGCAACTTGCACTAGGGCTAAAATTAGAATGTAAATGACTCCTATCGCCGGGGATAGTATTAGGATTAGCACCAACCATAAGCGCCAAATGACCACCGGCAGAATCACCTCCAACTCCAATGCGATTAGGATCGATACGAAAGTTGACAGCATTGGATCTTACCCATCTAATGGCATTTTGAACATCTTGAAACTGGGCTGGCCATTGCGTTGTCTTGTCCTCATATGTGGCAAGACGGTAGTTTATTGCAATGACATGAAAACCGGCCAGAGCATAGCGTCTAGCACGGCCCTCGTATGCGGATTTATCACCAGCAGACCAACCACCACCGTGGATAAACACAACCACAGGACGAACCCCTCGATTAAGGAGATAGAGGTCAGCGGTCTCCGATTTCGACACACCATATGGGATATCCTTATAAACTGTCCAGTTGGGTTTGATGATGTTAGAGAAGTATGGAAGAATGTAGTTAAGTGGGTTCATGATTGACTCCTTTCAATCTTATCTAGCAATCCTCCGATAAGATTTCACGGCCAACATCAGGACCCCAATTTACTTCCTTGCTTACCTGATCTTCCCGATGTTTAACACTATCGAAGATAAAACGCAACTTGTTTTCTGTTGGCCAGAAACTTAGATAAGCGTTTTCACGATCAAATAGTTCCAGATATTCTTTCTCCGTGATAACACGATGGGAAAAGATATCTTCCGCAATATGATTCTGTGATACTTCTTCTAGTTTGTCTTGATAAGTTCCGGCTGTAATAGCGTCGGTCACATCATCAAGAGCATAATCATTTGGCTCACTATCAGGTAGTCGCACAACATATGTGTGGCGGAATGTGGAAACAGTTTCGACTAGGACAAGTTTGGACATTATATCAACTCCGTTCGATTAAGTCAAGTAGATTAGTTAGGAAACGTTCCTCTTGACTACACTGACCGACAATACCTTCCCACACAGGATCAATCTTTGCAGTCTGGGCAAAATCATGTTTGATACGCCGCAGATCGGCTAGTCTATTATAAATCTTTTCTTTGATTTCGATTAGTGCCACATCGGCGCTTTTAGTTAGAAACTCTGTCATTCTACCACCTCTAGTTTATCTTTATTTACTTTCAATGTCACTTTCTTAGCAGCATTGATATCACCACTCAATTTCGTATAGTCACGACCACCATCAATAGCAACTGGGCCGCACTCCCGATAATCGTGACGATAACGAGAATAATATACATCATCACCAATCTGAATGCCCTCGAAAGGTTCAGTGGCAGAGATACCATTGGTGATCATAAACTGTTCACCATTATTATACAAGGCAAAGTAGTTTGAACCCTGCGGGTGTGCTTCTTCTGTATAAAAGATAGCAGCAGGAAAGTTGGCCCAGCCATGCTTGCCTTTGATA